AATACTGAATTGGACTCTTTGGTAGCAGCGTTTAACTCTGATGATGAGACTGCTTTGATGGCAGCTTCTGGTCAGCAGACTCAGCAGAAGCAAACGGGCTTACCTAGACTTAATATAAACTACGATATGGAAACGGAAGATGGCATAGCTTTAACGCGAGGCGATTGGAAAGTTTATATAGATGGTAGGTTCTTGTACGCTCCTACCGTGCGGGTAAGACCTATCTTACGTACCTTTGAATATAGTTTGTGGGATGCAGATGAAGGTGCTTTTGTGTGTAAGTCTGTGCAAAAACCAACTATATCGGGGGACTTCCCTGATTCGGAGGGTACGAGTAAATGTGGTCGTCTTCGTCGTGATGAAGAAGAAACTGCTTCGGAAGAAGAGCAGATGCGTTCTCGTGCTGTGGTCTGTAATCAGGTTATATATGGTCAACTGTCAGGTAACTTTAAGGCCGCAGATGGCACGGAAGTTACCCTAGATGCCCAGCCTATTGTAGCTTACTTTAAGCGTTCGGGGTATAAGCCGATTGGAGACTTTATTGATGGGCTGTCTCGTCAGAAAAAACTGATGCAACGTCAGGTCATGAATTTGGCAACGTCCAAAGCTAAAAAGGGCAGTGTTACTTATTGGATTCCTGTTCCTACTTTGCATGGTGAAGTTCCTATTACAGAGGCGGATAAGCAACTGATGGGTATGTTTGCTGATACTGTCTCTGCACATAATAATAACGTGATGGCACAAAACCGTGAAGCGAGTAAGTTAGCGGGTGGGGGAGACTTCGATTTAGCAGACGACTTTACTGATGTTGACGCTGCTTAGAATCCAAGACTTTCTGGATAAAGCAAGCAGGGGGGAACTTGATGTCTCCCCTGCATCTCTTGAAGAATTTGAAAAAGACTGTCGTGAGGCTGCTGCCAAGCAGCTAAAGCGTGAGAAGCGCGAGTGGTACGTTCGCATGTCTGGTCTTGGTCGGCCTATGTGTCAACAAATGTTGGACAGGGACGGTGTAAAAGAGGAGATGGAATACAACGCTGTTTTTCGTTTTCTGTTTGGTGACCTGACTGAAGCAGCAATGATGTTGATACTGCGAGAGTCTGGTGCAGACATCAGAGGCGCACAGGAGCGTTGTTCTTTACATCTTGATGGGTACATAGTCAGAGGTACGCTTGACCTCATCCTGCGCGATTCTATGGGCATTGACAGGGTGTGGGATATTAAGTCCGCCAGTGATTGGGCGTTTAAGAACAAATGGATTGGTGGGTACGAGAAGTTGCTCGATGAAGACCCGTTTGGGTACATCATGCAAGGGTTCTTGTATGGTGAAGCAATGGGTATGCCGTTTGGCGGTTGGCTCGTTGTAAATAAATCATCCGGTGAGATACTTGAAGTGCCTGTCCCTGAGTGGCACGACACAGATAAGCATAAGTATCTGGAAGAAGCAAAGCGTCGTGTAAAGGTATTGAATGACCCTGACGCACCGTTTGTAAAGTTTGAACCAGAGGATGAGACTTATCGTAGACAGGGACAGATTATTAAGACAGGTAACAAGATACTGCCTCGCGTATGTGGATTCTGTGGTTACCGCGCACATTGTTGGCCTAATGCAATCTTACGAGAAAAAGTAACCTCACAGGCCAAGAACCCACCCAAGACATGGTATACTAGATTAAAAAAGAAAGAAATCTAATGCCGTATATCTTGATGAGAGAATACGATATAGACTTAATGGCTCTGAACGATGACTTGTATCATGCGTATGTTGAATCGCATACAGGTACAGGGGGGGAAAGACGTGTCGTATTTCTTCGTCAGCATGAAAAGGGTATGCCTATCACGTTAAGAGAGAACTACTCTGATGACGGGTTTTTACGTGCAGAAACGTACGAACGAGATGCACGTGCCGTTGAGAATGAGTTATTAAAGATACGACAACTATCTAATCAGGGGGCAAACATTTGCGTACCACTAGCACCGCTCACAAAAGAACTAGATGCTATTCAAAGACTATCCCCAAAACTCGCAGGATATCTAAAACAAAGATTAAACTCGATAAGCCTAATAGTATGAAACGTAAATTTGCAAATAGAAAATCAGGGTATCGGTCACAGTTTGAACTCAGTTTGGCACGTAGTTTGAAAGAAAAGAACATACCGTTCGAATACGAAACAAAACGCCTCACATACATACCTGACCCTAAAACATACACCCCAGACTTTTACTTACCAGATACAGACATCTACATCGAAGCAAAAGGCGAGTTGTCAAAGCCAGACAGAGTGAAGATGATTCTGATAAAGAAACAGCATCCTGAACTTGATATACGGTTTGTTTTTATGAATTGTCGTAATAAGATATACAGGGGAAGTAAGACAACGTACGCTGATTGGTGCATCCGACATGGATTTGATTGGTCAGAAAAACACATACCAGCCGAATGGTTAAGGAAGGCAGACAACGATGAGTGATGATATAAAGAAGAAAGTAGAAGCAGCAAGTCTGTTGCCTAACAGATACTACTTAATCATGAACTATGAAGATGAAGATTCGTTTTCTATGACAGCGTATGACACAACAAAAAATGACTTTAATATTGAAAACGTACCCGCTGGTATGGTTATGTTGTCTGGTATGATTGAATTAATGGAGAATGATTTTGACCGTGTGTGGGACGCAGGCATTGCTCGTCTCAGCTTTATTGCAATGGCGGAGTCTTTCAAACCAGAAAGCAAAGACGGGGAAGAGGCGATTAATAAGATTGTTGCGCGAGAAGATAATATTGTGAAAGTAAATTTCGGAGAGACGCAGTGACAAGCTACATGAACATAATGAAAGAGATAGAAGAAAACGAACAAGCAGGTAAAGAGGCATATAGCGGCTATGACATGGTTGACAAACCCTTCCACTACAATCAGGCAGGTATCGAGTGCATTGATGCAATCAGGGCGGCGACGGGTACAGGCTTTGAACAATACTTACAAGGGAACATCATCAAGTACGTCTGGCGATACAGATACAAAGGCAAACTACAAGACCTCAAAAAAGCCCAGTGGTATCTCGAAAAGTTAATTGATGAGAAAACAGAATGAACTGTTGGCATTGCAATACAGAATTAATCTGGGGATGTGACCACGACATGGAGGAAGAAAGTAGTTACTTCTCTATGGTCACAGACCTACACTGCCCAAACTGTGGCAGTGAAGTTTCAGTATACTTACCAAAGGAAAGAAAAACCGATGAATAATATGTTACCTACCCCTTATCAGCAGTTCATTCACAAGTCACGATATGCTCGTTGGATTGAAGATGAAGGACGCAGAGAAGATTGGCATGAGACTGTATATCGTTATACAAACTTCATGGCAA